CGAGTGGGTCGGCGGGACGGTTGGCCGTGCCACCCGAGAGAACAATGCTCACGTAGGGGACCCATCCGATGCCGTTGAACATATACCAGCCGAGCGGGTTCCCGTAGTTGGGACTCGCCTGGGTGGCATCGGCGGTCGTGCGGAGCCAGATTGGCGGCGTGCTGGACGATGGCGCAACCGCGCCGATCCAGAACCAGCGCGTCTCCGAGTCGGAGATATCGAGCGGCACGTAGCGCTTGATCCCGTCGTCGAAAACATACCACTTGATGCCGTCGCGCAGCCAGGGGCCGACATTCGACGTGGGTTCCGAGTCGCCGATGTATATGAAATTGGTCCCTGTAGGAGAGACAATTTTCATGCGCCGAACGGCTTCCTCCATCAGCCCTTGCGGACTGGTCCGGAGCGTCTCCGGCAACCTACTCATCTGAATTATGAGATTCGTGTCCTGGAGCGCCACAAGTTACCTATTCCCATTTAGCGCACTTGCGCGGGTTGTTTGTTTCATACTGTATACTTGTGCCGAGTTTTCGGCTTTTGTCAACTGCTATTTCACGGGGCCGGGTAAGGCCAGTTCGTTTTGTTTTCGATCCGCAGGCACGCCGGCAGCAAAGCGCTTAGCGCTGTCCGCTGGTAAAGCCCGCTCGGGTTCTTCCCGATAATCTTGACGCCCTGCCAGTGCAGCGTCGCGCCAACGTAAATTTCGCACACCCACGCGCACCCGCTCGGGGATTCCGGCCGGGCCTGCGAGTAGTAGACCCGCGCCCCGCCAAAGGGACTCGCGGCCGGGGCATCCCACTGGCACGTGTTCGTCGTGTAAACGGTCCGGGTGTCGAAATCTCCGTTCCAAAAGCCGTTGACGGCGACTGGGAAATACGGAGCGACCGACGCCCAATCGGACACCCGCACCTGCCGGGGTTGCTGAATCTGGCCGCTGACTTGCAACACCTGAAAGACTGGGTAAAAGTTAAAGGGCGGGTTATTGAACGGGTATGTGTAAAGCGCCAACGACTGAACCAGAAAAATCTTCCCGCCGAGGTTCGAATGAGATTGGCGTATGCCTCCCCAGAAATACTCTTCCGCCGGCGGACGATAGCTACCTTGCAGAGAGGCTTCCACGGCGGCTAGACTGAAACCGGTAGTCACGAACCCAGCAGCGGGAAAAGCAACGCCTCCCGCGCTGTTGCAGCTCATACCTTGCCTCAATAGCTGGTCGCCGAGTGTATCGACGGCGGCTCGGCTATAGTGCTCGTTGTCCGCGAAAAATTGAAGCCCGCACGCCCCCGAGACGTCGTTCGGGAAAGGCAGCCCGGACGGCTCGGTAAACGTAACTCCGGAAACGTATCGAATGACGTATTCTCCGGGAGGGTAATCCCCGGCCAGCTCAAACTTCCAGTAGTCGAAACCGTCCTCGTCATGCCAGTAGACGAAAGCTCCTGGCACTTGCGTGTATTCGTCCCAGGGAACCGCGTTGCTGGCATCGACGACCGTTTTAGGAGTCGGAGAAAACTGACAGGTGACGTAGTTCTCGCCCATGTCCGCCGTCACGTCGAAAGCGTTTGCCCCGAAGGGAACCGCGTCGCCCGTCTCAGGGGCGCATATAGGAGGCGGAGGCGGAGGAGGCGGAGGAGTAGGAGAGCCGCCCGGCGCTCTCACCGGGGGAGACATGTCGGTGACTCCGTCCTCGGTAATCACGTCGATCCGCCAGTAGTGATCGTCGCCATCGGGGACCTGGTAATAGTCCGTCGAGAGACACTCCGCGACGAGCTGATATGCCCCGTAAGGATTGTCCTCGTCCACGGACCGATAGACCGAGTAGCACAGTGCCCCGGGAACCACGCCCCACGAAAGAACGTAGCCGCCCACGCCGCCGAAAACCAATCCGGTGGGCGCTCCTATACGCTCGATGGGCGCGAGGTAAATCGTCGGCTCGCCGGTCCCCGAGAAGTCGAAGTCGCAGACGGGCGGACAAACGTAGATCAGAGGAACCCGCCGGTTGTAGAGGTATTCGAATGCGATCATACGACGCCCGAGCTGTAGATTGGAGCGCGGAGTTTGGAAAGCCCGTTCTCCGCCGCTTTGTTGGCGATGATGCTTGCCACCCGGTCCGCCGCTTCCTGGGAAATAATGCTGTGGGACACGCCAACGCCAACCGCCGTGAAACCGTCTGTGGTAATCGAGGTTGTCTTGGTAGCCGAAAAAGCTATCAGCTCCCGGGTCGCCAGTGACGCGTATGCAAGCGCTGCTGAATCCGAAGCCACGCCCTCTCCGTCAAACCTGACGGCATTTGATTTTGATTCATCGGAACAAGCGAGTGAGTCGCCGGAAGTGTCCTCGAACTCGGGCTGTGCCCAAGCTCGGATCCATCGGATTGTAGCGGGGCCTTGCCCTGCGATAAGCAATTGAAAACTTTCATCGTGATCTTCGTTTAGAGTGCGCTCCGCCGGGCAGGACCCGGTATCCTCGTCGATGTTCTGCCCTCGCGCGTCTTCCGTGCGGAGCAGTCGCGACTGTGGCTTGTAGGCGAACAACGTCGTATTGATCGTGATCTCCATTCCAGACTGAATGCACCCGCGCTCGACGCTGAGTTTTCGGGACAGCACTCGCTTGAACGCCCCGCGCATCCCGCCCGCGTAAAAGATGGCAAGATCCAGGTCTTCCTCGACGCCGCACAGCGCCAGGTCGGCGTAGCAAAATGTCGAATCGGATCCCTTGAGTTTCTCGGCTCCGCTGGTCTGACCGAAGTATCCGCGCGACATGACCGCCCAGGTGATCGGACAGCCGCTGTCCAGCCGCTCGGACAGGAAGCATTCCCACAAGCGGTTCTGGCCGTCCTCGTCCGTGCTCACATGATAAATACGCTCCTCGCCGAAGATAACCCCATACACCCATTCGACCGGGCGCGTGCCCAACCAATAGCCGGCCCAGGACGGTCCCGAGTCGTCTTGAAGAGTCTGAAAGCTCGCGGAGTTCAGGACCCACGTGTGCTTGTTGTAGAGGTCTTCGGCGGGGACGCTGAGCAGAACGTAAGGTCCGAAAGCTCCGCCAGCGCACAAGCTGAGGTCGCTGTGCAGCGTGGTTTTACTCACGTGCATTTCCGCGTCGCGCGTGGGCATGCGAGCCACGTCTTGCGCGGAGGTGGTCGCGTCGAAAAATACCAGACCGCTGGAAGACATCCAGGTAAGCCGTCCGAAGTGGTTCACCACGGACCGCTGCGACATGCAGCCCACCTTGAAAATCTCGCGCTGAAAGTCCTCGGTGTCGGGCCAGGTGGCGCGGTCGCGGACGTTCGCCCGGACAAGCGAAGTGGTCGTCGGGGTAAAGACCAAGAGCTGCGGCGAGTCGATGCCGGGAGTCACCGTCATGGCGGTAACCTCTTCCTTGAAGACAAACGCGCTGACGCCGCCCAGGTAAATCTGCTCGCGGAAACTGAACGGATCCGCAATGTCGCTGGCATAAACGTAATTGCCTGACGCAACCCAAAGGCGGTCGCCAACCCATGCCATTGCGCTGCCGACCGGGGTCTCGAAAGCATTGTCGCGCACATGGCCGGACTGCGAACCGTCATACCACGCCGGCGCGGTTAGGCCGCCGTCCTGGATGAAAAGCACGGCGCGAGGGTCGATCAGCGTAATTGCGGAAGCCAGATCGGTGGTCACCCGGGTAGCCGATTGCTCGGTGAGAGACCAGAAAACCTGCTTGGCGGTCGACGACATTCGCACGTTATCGAGCATGCGAAAATTCCCGAAGGGCCAGTCGGCCACATAGACAACTCCGTCGATGCAAACCACGATCTGTTCCAGTCCGGTCTTGGGCCGGAATAAGGCCGCGCCTTGCAGTTTCCCATAGGGAAGCGTGACGATGCACTTGTAGCCAGGCCGGCAAGACAGCGTGCCGCCCACGTTGAGCATGTTAATCGCGCTCCAGTAGTAACCCATGGGGATCTGCCCCGGGTCGCTGTCGGATTTAGCTCCCTTAAAAAACGTGCCGTCCCAGTCTATGATTCGCGTTGGCATTACCGGATGTCGTAATCGGTTTTGTCTTGCGGGTTGTTGAAGTCCTCGATCTGAGGCGGCATGTAGTTCACCGGCTCGGAAGCGGTCTGGGCTTCAATCTCCAGGCGGGCCGCGTCGGACTCGTAAGAGTGCGCGTTGGCCACGTCCGCGTCGGCGTAATACTTGCAGGCCCGCACGGCCAGGAGAAAAGCCAGCCGGCTTCTCAGCGGGACGTGATCGTGCCGCGTGTAGAACGTCGGGCTGATCTTGCGATACGCGATACGAACCCACGAGCACGATGTAAAAAGCTTGATGCGCCGGTATTGCGGGAGAACTTCGTCGGGCTCGTAGATTGCGAGGAGAGTTCCAGTAAGTCCTGAATTGTCGATAGTGGCGAGACGGACGCTGCCCGCCGTGCGAACTTTCTTAACGCCCACAATTCTGCCAATCGTCGGCGCAATCGAGTCAGGAATCGCGTAGCCATAAACCGTCGGGACCTGGTAGCCATCGAGCCATTCTCCATTCACCTGCCGCCGGAGCCGGTTGCCCTGATAGTCGTAGCCGTAGACGATCAGCTCAGAGATGTTATCCGCGTTGGACTGGAGGTAAGCCACGAGCTTGGAAGGCGTCAACAGGTCGCGGTAGGTCGAATGCCACTGACCTTGATCCTGCCAGGCCCAGTCGCACGCGCCCCGGCAGTCGCCCGGACCGTTCAAATGGAAGTTGAAAAGCTGATCGAACCCGAGCGTCGGTTTGCCACCGAGGTTCACCGCCAGCACCGTCTCCACCTCGCGAGGCAGTGTCACGCAAAGCCCGCCGTTGGTGCAGATATCGAGCCAGCCCCGCCAGCCCTCGAATTCGCCCTTGTTGGCAATGAGCGTGACCGCGTCCCCGAGGAACCGGAAGAACCGCGTGTCATCGCAGTTTCCCACGATCCGTTTCGCCTCGTCGTAGATTTCTGCAACAGTGAACACGGTTAATCCTCCTCTTCCGCGTAGCCCTCGATCTTTTCGTCGCGGAGAGCGTCCAGAGCGTCGCTGGTTTCCGTATCGGCCTTGATGGCGGGGCCGCCGCTGCCCTTGATGTCCTTCATCGAGAGCAGCTCGATGCACACCTCGTAACGTCCCTCCGCCACCTCGGTAGTGACTCGGCGCAGCCGGAACTTCACCGTGGCCGTCCCGGACTTCGGGAGGTCGTAAGGCTTGGTTCCTTCCAGGTGAATCGTCGGTCCGTCGGGACCCTTCATGTCCGAAATG